TGAGCATAAAAACGTGGGGGATAGAGGATCTGAACAGGTTGGATCCCTTGCGACTGATAATAGGTCATAAACTGCTGGTAGTAACCTTCTACATCCTCTTTAATTTGGAGCAAGTTCTGTGAAAGGATCGGACGACAAAGAGGATAAAAGAAATCTAGCCCCAGTTCCATCAGATGGTGTCCCTGCAAATAGAGTTCTTCCTGAAGCTTCAGCCACTTTGGGTGACGATAAAAGAGTTGCTGCTGTATATAGGTTAAAAATGTACGATCGAGCTCGACTGCCATATGCTGCATGGGTTGCGAAAGATAAGGGGTCCGTAAGACATCCAGTAAAGACCTTTGACCAAAAGGGAAAATTTCTGTTTGATGATGCAATCGCCCTCGTAAATCCTCATGGATGAGGTATTGCAGACGTAGCTCTTTCTTTGTCAGATCCAATTCCCAAAGATGGAACCCTCGATTCTGAC